AAGATCTGATACCTAGACCATTGCCATTTGTGCTATCAACAACAAAGTTGCAATCAACAATGACAGGTTTTGATTGAAAACTATAGAATTTGCCGTAGTTATTACCAAGCGCGTGTCCCATCGTATTTTACCCCGCCTTTAAGATTTAAATGCCATTTGACTCGAAAGGCACCAAGTTTATGGCTTCTCTGTCCTAGGCAAAATTACATAGGACTCTATTGATGTTGCTTTGAACGGAAAAAAAAGAGGCTACCCGAAGATAGCCCCTTTTAGGTTTATTGATTGGTTTTATTATTGTGCTAACGGCACAACTGCGTTTGCTCCAGGAGCATTACAGGTCAAGTTAGCATAGTAACCTACGCGCAACTCTACTGCATCGCTTCCAGGAACAGGAAACCCCAATTGATCGTAGAATCCAGGGAAAGTCAAGAATTGGGGAACTTTTCCCAAAGATCTCAATTTCCATGTTTTCAAAGTAATAACATACGCGGTTTGAGCCGGGCAGTTACGATCTTGAAGGATTGCAATCTCACCATTGGCTGTGGGCAATACCAAAGCTTTAAAGCTAATGTCGATTTCGTCGTGTTTGACGTTAACATAGTTAGCTTGGCTGGTTAATTGCTTCACCAAAGTTTGATAAGAAACAGGGTTGATCAAGATATAATCAGGATCACCTGCTTCAGAGCTTTGAGCTGCCAATTGGTTAACTGCGTCAATCAAAGAATCTTGAATAGATTCACTTGCTCCGCCTTGGAACCTAAGACCTGCAAGCTTTGTGGGGCTTACAGAACGATTGACTCCAAAGAAGTTATCAGCTCCACCAGGAGCAGCTGAAGGAATCCAGGCGCCAAGACCTGCAATCTTCAACATATTAGCAGAGCTAAGACCATTGGAGATGAAGTTTACATCACCAACTTGTGCCAAGTATGGAAAAGATGTTGACCAGTTAGTGGGTGTCCCTGCAGCCCCAGTAGGACCAGTGGGACTCACTGTGATTTGGCCAAGGCCAGTATCTACGGCAATTACATAGCCAAGGTTTGCCCCAGTGCTTTGAGTAGGTGTTTGTCCTGATACAGAGAAGCTTACCAATGCCATACCTACGGCAAATTGATAAACCATCCCTAAGTTATCAAGGATAATAACCCCAGAAGAGATTGAACCATTGCCTACTCCATAACTGCCGCGTGTCCCTGAACCATCACCATACATGTCATGGGCCAAGTCATTGGAACAGTTTCTGAAGGCAGATTTTACGTTCAATTCTGCAGCTGGCATGAAAGCACCAATATTGGAAGCAGAAGCTCTCAAGAAATCGTTGGTCAAAGTTGCCACAGAGTAGTTTGAAACTCTGGTCACTTGGAACTCAACGGTTTGAGGAGCAGTTTGATAGGTTTGAGCATTACCTAAGTTGGCAGATCTACCAGCACCAGTGTCATACATAACTGGTACAGGGAAGCTCTTACCACCCATGCCCATTTCAGTTTCATCTTTAGGACAAATGGCCAAGAATGGATTCTTGTCAAAGACAAGATCTTTCATGACCCAAGAGTCATCAGAATACAATTCTTTTAATGTGGCAATATTGTCTACTGAGTTTGAGTAGGCTATCGCCGGATTTGCTGGAGTACCCATTTAAATTTTCCCCTTTTCTCTTTCTCGCCTTTCCATAACTCTTCGTCTAGCTTCGGCATAACGCTCTGCTTCTGATAAGTATTGGAGGCTTTTATACGGTCTCTGTGTTGAGCCCGCAGTCATATCGTTTGTTAAAGTTTTCCCGATTGTAGGTCTTGGTAAAGTCCTCTTTTCGGGTTCAATCTCTCTTTTAAATTTAGGAAGACCAGTAAAGGCCTTTCCCATATTTACTATCTGTTCCTCAACTAGCCTTGCTGCTTCCATGACTGTCAGCTCTTCTCCGTCTTCTTCAAAAGTATCTAGAATTAATTGAAGGACAGCGTCCTCCCTTTTTAATTCTTTCACACTTGAGAAGTCAGGATGCTCACTGACTAGTTTAGAAATTTCTTTCTTATATTCCGCTATTGTTTCTTCAAATAAGTTAGCGGCAGATTCTTCCGAGCCTTTTTTAAGGGCCTCTATTTCAGCTTTGAGCTTTTGAAGCTCAGCCATCTGAGGATCTTCGCCATTTTGTTTCTCAAGAACATACTTGACATAGTCTTCGTAATTAAGTCCCAGAGCCTCGGCTTCTGAATAGTCTTTAGCGCTTAATTTTTGTTTAAGAGCTTCAAACTGTTCAGCTTGAGCCAATTTTGCTGCGACTTCTTGTTCTCGAGCTTTTAACGCCTGTTCTCTCTGACGATAGGCTTGTTCTTTACGAGCAAGCGCCGAGACCTGAGGCGAGAGTCTGACAGATTCTTCAGTCACTGGGGCTGATGCTGCAGCCGGACTACTATTTATTGCAGGCTGACCGGCAATTTCTGTCGGTTTAGGACTTGAACGAGTGTTGACCACTCTTGTAGGAATTGGCTTTTCAACCTGTTTAGGAATTATATTGTCAACGATTGCTTCTCTTGTAGGCATTCTTTATTCTCCTTTGATGATTAGTTTCTTCTTAGACTTGTGCTCCTGATGTTGGTGCTTGACTTGGTGCAGGTGGTGCAACTGGAACTAGACCTGCCTGATTTGGTGTGCCTTGTGGAGGTATTTGAGGTGGCGGTGGTGGATTAGCCTTGGCTTTTAAGACTTGAATTTGAGTAAAATAGTCCCTTAAAAGCTGCATCTTTGATTCTTCAATGTCCGTAACTGAATACTTATTTATGTAATTTACAGTAAGAGTCGTAGCTAGATCTGTAGAATCTAAAATAAAAGGATCAGGTGGAGAAAATCCCTTCTTACCTTTATCTATAATCGCATCAAGGTTTTGAAGGATCCTTTCTTCCAAAGCATTAGCTAATTCATCTGATTGTTTTAGGTCAGGAAATGATGATAGGCGTCTAAATTCTTGATTTGTTATTTCTCCCGCAGCAAGCATTTCCGATAACTTTGCTTGTCTGCCAGCAGGATCGTTTGGAAGGCTAGATTCATCTGCACATTGAATAATATAGGTGTCTTCTAGGATATCAGCTTTAGGAAGCTCAACTTCTCTTATGCCATCTTTTCCTGGATAGACAGTGGTATAAAAACCAGTCTCTTTGGCTATATCTTTAGCACAATCCATGATCTGATATGAGAGCTCAGTCATACAGTCTTTATCTCTCATTTGAAGCTGAGCAAATCTTCTGTCTTGAATGGTTACATATTCTCTTTGGGCTTCTCCACTATTTAACCCTGCGGGCTTTTGTCCAGAAGCTGTCATGGTAGAAATACCAGACATTTGATAAGCATTTTGAATGAGCCATTTTATCCATTCATAGATCTCTGGATTATTACTTTCAGCCGTAACAAATTGAGGAGGGACTTTGTTATATTTTATAATGGTCCCGATATTATTGTTAAAAGCTGTTTCTAAAATGGATGAGAATTCATCAATTAAAATTCTTGGAACTCCCATAAGCTCAATAGCCTGAGAGGCAATGATCAAAAGCTTATAGATTTCCATTTGAGTTGGCATTAAAATCTCAGCCAGACCTTGAGCAAAATACCCCACCATATTGGGATTGTAGGACCATTTAACAAATGGGAACTTTGGCTTGGTCCATTCTTCATCAAGAATAGGGCCTGCAGTAGTAATTATTACATGTCTTCCATCACCAGTACCTTCGCCAGAAGGAAGATGATATCCTTCTCCTACTATTATTTGATCTGTTACTGTTTCAGTTGAAAGAGGAGTGTTATCCACATTGCCATGCATAGATTTTAAGATAATTTCAGTTTTATCTGGATAATTGGCTAATAAAACCCCTCTATCTACTAGCTTTGGCCTGATGATATTTCGGGGACTACCATAATAGGCATCATTGTAGTCTGTTAAGAGTTCTGTTTCTAAAACTCTCTCTAGAGCAACCTTTCCCTTTATAGCTTTACCTTTAGAATCTCTTTGGACTTGAGGATAAACATGTACAAAGCCATTCCCCAAAACACAAGAATCTCTAAAAGCTATGGCTCTAAACTCATAGGCCTTTGTTCTAAAGAGCTCACCCATGAGAAAATCATTATATTCTTTGGCAAGTCTTCTTTCTTTATAGTGAGCACCATTAGTCTGGAATATGGGCCTTGGTCTGTTATCTCCACAAATAGTTGAAACTAAGGTATCAATGCAGGAATAAGTGACATTTGCGGTGGGTCTTCCAATTGGAAGTTGTTGGGAATTATCAAGAGATCCAACATTTGCGAGATAATTATAAAGAGGCTTTCCAGAAAATAGTCTTGTATAAATAGAAGCTTGTCTAACTCTTATCTGATGAGTCTTTTTAAGATAATTCATTGTGGATAAGAATTCAGAGGTTAATTGATCATCAGATTCTGCCAACCACCATTTAAAAGATTGATCCATATCTTCCATGGCTTTTTTGACTTTAGTATTGACTACAATTTCTTTTGTTATTGGCTTTTCATCTATCTTTTCAAGAGTAGGCATTATTCACCAGCCTTCTTTGCCAGTTGGCTATAATCTGGGAAGAGCTCATCAACCAATTCTGTGTCAGAAAGCTTCATGAGACGAGCTACTTCATTTACATGATGAGGGATTGTAACCTCGACAGGCGGAGCAGCCTGAGGAGGCGGGGCCTTTCGACCCTCTTTAATCTCTTTAGATTTGTGTTTTTTAATATCTTCATGAGCTTTCTCCATGCTCATCTTGATCTCTAGTTCTGAGTTTTTAAAGTATTCCACTCCAAACTGCTTCATCAGAGAGAATATCTTTTCACATTTTACTGGATTCATCAGCCTACGCTAAGCTTGCTTAAAATTCGCTCAACTCTAGCCATCTTCTTTTTAAGTTCCATAACGTCTTGGCTATCATCCATTTGAGGCCTATCTATAACTGGACTGTCTGGGCCTGAACCAATTTCATCAGCGCCAGGGATCGTTTCTTCCATCTGGGCTTTCTTTTCTAGGTTCCAAATGTCTTGAGGATTCATTTGTGGGAGGGGAGCAGTGTCTAATTGATTCTCTACACCGTCTTCTTTCATCTTTTTACGTTTCATTCGAATGGCTTCAGATAACTTTTTAGCGTCTAACATGTCTTACCCCTTGCAGCTTTCGATGATTGCTTTCAAAGCTTCCAACATTTCTTTTTTATTCTTAGATTCTACTGCCTTTAAAAACTCATCGGCGCAGGCTTCCATCAACTCATCATCCACTTCTCCGCCTTCAGCCAAATGATCTATGTTCATTTCACTTTCAACTTCATGCTCGCCCATAAGCTGTCTAGATCTAGAGCCTGGTAATCTCTCTGACATTAGCTCTTCTTTTGATCTATAAGGTGTTTTGCCCATATCTTTCACGATTCCCCCTTTGGCATGTTTCATCTTTTCAAAGAAATTTGAGGCAGAATTCCCCAGGCTACTGCCAATAGTAGGATCAACTGCGCCACCACCTGCATATGCTTCCAAGGCCCTTTTTGAAGGTTGTCTTGTATCTTTCATGGGACCAATGGAATAAACCTTGCCACCCTCACCTAGACCTTTGAGCTTAGGGCTTGGCATGGATCTCATTTGACCCAAAACTTGATAGTGTTCATTTTTAGCCTTTTCTTTAGAAGCTTTATTGATATCCATACTTCTTGCGTGCTGTCCTGCTTTCGATTCTCCAGGATAGCTTTCTTCAAAGGCTTGCTCATGGACTCCTACTTCTCCACCTTTGGCATATTTACAGGCTTTACCACCACAAGCCATGCATTCCCCGCCATCAGACATTTTATGTCCAGCTTTACGCATGACTGAATAGGCGATTGCCAAAGCTTGCTTTTGTGGATGACCATGTTCCATCTCAGTTTTTACGTTTTCACTGAAGGCTTTTTTACTCTTCCCCTGGATTAAAGGCATTTTCATCCCCCTGAGACATTATGTGTTGGATTAAGGCCATTAATGATTCTTTAAGCTTTGAAGTTTCTTTGTGCTCAAGAGCAATCATCAGTTCTTCAATGAGATGGTCTTCTAGCTGTTTATCGTGGCTAGGGTTTACTGTCCTTTCCTCTGGTTCTTTAGAAATAGGCCATTTTCGATCATTATCAAGAAAAGGAAGCACCATATTGATTGGCTAATGACCGGAAATTTGATAACAAATCTAAATATTCATTCCGAGGTAGCTGGAGGGTCTAGCAGCGTACTGTTAATGCGTTGATGATGGTTCGATTCCATCCCTCGGAGCCAATCACCACTTATTCCAATCAGGGATTCCTTTTTTATCTTTTCGCCATGCGCCATATCCGGTCTTATGCTCACGCATATCTTTTTCTCTCTTCACTTGCTCGACAAGAGATTTGATATGCTGCTCTTCTTGTTCTTTTATGAATTCTGGAGTTCCAGGCTTGGGTTTTATAATTGGCGGAGTGTAGTTATAGGCAGGACTTAAGACAAAAGCATAAAGAGTAGAGTCCACGGCATCTGAATGGCCCTTGACTACAATCTTATCTGGGGTTGATTTGTCATAATCACGCTCTAAAATGGCACAATCTTGAGCAAATCGACTGTTTCTTTTGGCTTTAAAGTTTCCAGTTCTTAAGGCATTATCTAAAAATCTGTAATTAGCAATCTTTCCCATCTTATCAGCAGGCTCAATCATTAAAGAATATCTATCTTTCAGGTCTTCTACGATCTTCTTACCTAGACCTCCGGTGTCTGCAACCATATCTCTTACTCGTATGCCTTTAGTTATTTGTCTGATTTGTTGGGCTAGATCATCTGTCAATTGATTTGGAGTGACTATCTCCTCTACCAAATATGTAACTGGAGAATGTTTTGTAAAGGCCAGAAGGGATAATGAATCAGAGTCTGTATGGCCTAAGTCAATTCCAAGGATATAGATATATTCCCCTGGGGGGAGTTCATCATAATGGTTTATTTCAGGGTTATAATTTAAGAGCAAAGCATCAGGATCGTGTTTCCATCGACCAAAGCATTCTCTTTGAATACTTGGGTCATCAATAGTGACACCTCTACGCTTACAGTCTTGTTCTATAAGTTGATCAGGGGTTAATCCCGATTTCTTAAGGAGCCAAGGATTAACATGCATAGACCAATGATGATGAGACCAACCATGCTTGGCTATTCCTTCACAAATCTCATAAAAATAACCTGCCAGTATTGGTCCAGGAGTCCCTATTACCCGACATCGTCCATTAGTGTCATAAAGCCTTTTGGCCACAATATCATTGATGAGAGTTTCAATAAATTCTCTCATGGCTTGGGCTTCATCCAAATAGACTAAAGCCACATTAGATAGTCCCCTGATCATTTCTATTTGCTTATCGTCATTAGCCCCAAATAGATAAATAATGGAAGGATTCCTGTATGGCGGTTTAATAGGAAATGTAAGACTTAATTTTGATAAATTTACCCCAGCATTAAAACCATAGTCCCTATTAATCTTTAAAAGATCAGGCCAAATGATTCTTTCTCCACTACTCCTCGAAAGAGTAATATAAATACTTGTAGTCCCTGGCATTGTATCTGCTGTATTAATCAAATCTGCTGCGCAAGCAGTGGTTTTACCAGATCTTACGGAACAGCATGCTACTGCATATTTTGATGGATCATTAACAAAGTCCAATTGCTCTTTAAAAAGGAATGCTTCAAGATTGAATTTAGGCTTAATCTTCTTTTCTAGTAATTTCTGTAACAGCTCTTTGTTCTGTGGATCCATGTTCTTCTAGCCTTCGTTTTGCTTCTTCAATGAATATTTCATCAGGTACTTTGGCTATATCTATCTGACTTCTGTCTACTTGGCCCAATAATTGTTTCCCAAGCCATATCATCATTGCCACATTGCCATTTTGAGCTGCGTGGATTTGCATACGCCTTAAACTCATTTTCAGATCAGCTTTTCCTTTGCGTATTTCTTCCGCAAAACGTCTTTCTAAAGTATCCACAGAGCAGCATAGAAAATCTGCCATTTCGTCTAGTTTACAGCCTAAT